TATATTGAAAAAGTTTTTTTAAAGTAACTTCATCTAAAAAATTTTCTTTTATAAAAACATAATTCTCTATTTCCATGATGTTTTATTTTTTAACCAAAATCTATTTTTATACCTATTAAGAAATTGTAGACTCCAAAAACTTGATTGATGTTTCTCCTGTATACTGTCATAAGATTTTATTTTCATTTGCCAATCGTCTCTTTTATAAGGTATTACTTGGACATAGGGAAGACCTTTGTTTAAGGTTAGATTAACTTCCCCATGTTTTTGATAATTCATTACAATAGGAAAATTTATTTCTTGAAAATAGTATGTATCAGTATGAACAATTGCTGGAATAATAGTAAAATAATCCTGAGAAGGATTATTAAGAGGATTAACAAATAAGCACGAATATCCCCTTGGTGTTTTTATTTTCCATGGATTGTTTATTTTTAAAAATGGATAATCCATACCTCCATTTTTCTCAATAAGTGGAGATCCTTCTACTTGTACAGGAGGATGAGGTTTAGGGTCGGCAATATTCACCCCTTTTGATTTCATTACATGGTTAACCCCTGATTCATCAAGAGAAGTCAAAATTCTTGTAAGAGGTTTACCCTCCTTATTTCTTTTAACACCAAACTCAATTTTATAATCGACAGGTAATTTTAATAAATAACCCGTAGTCATACTTTCTAAAAAAGGCATACAACCTTTAATAGTACGTTGGTGTGTTAAATCATTAGGGTCAATTTTACCGTGGTCTAATTTTTTATACCACTCGGGTATATTAGTTTTAATGGGTGTGGGATGATCTTCGTGTAAATCGTAATAGTCTTTAGGAGCTAAAAACTCAATTGTTTTCATTTTAGTGTCCTACACTAAAAACTTATTTAGAGCAAGAATTATCTAAATGTAGTTATCCAAGTAATTCCCTGATCCTCTGCTATTTCAGGAACAGTTTTTTTAATAGGGTATGACAATCCAGAAAGATCTTTACTTTTTAAAGAATTAACTTGAGCAGTAAATTCTGCATCTACACCATCGGCATTTAAAGTATCTATATATGCTTGTAGATGTTCTAAAGTATCCCAAGTTGGAATATCGTTTTCACTTTTTCCATCAACATAAGAAGGATTACTTAAAACTATATTTCCTCCATCATCATAGGATGCAGTTTTTCTTTCTAATCTAATATCATTGTATTGTGAATCATTAATTTCACACACTTGATATCCTATTTCTGTAAAAGAAGTAATATCTGTACCAGTAGGTTTTAAATGGACTAAAGTTCCTCCCTGATTAGGGTTATTTTTATTAAAAATTGCATAAGCCATATTTTAACCCTCCCATATCCATAACCAGCCAGCGCCACCGGGATTATTTCTACCACCGCCTAAACCATTATTCCAAACTAATTTTCCACCTTCACCACTAGTTGGAAAAGATCCCATTGGTGCCAAGGTCTGATTATTACTCCAATCAAAAATTAAATCTGTATTTCCTGCACTTCCCGGACTTCCTGGTGCTCCCCCTGAAGGTGTTTCGCCTGCTCCTCCATTACCACCATTAACTGCAAAATTGTGAAAACTTGTTGCTCCTCCCGCATTACCTGGATTTCCTGCATTACCTCTACCACCTACAGAGTAAGGTGCACTAAACGGTGCAGTAACATCATCATGATAGTAACCAGCTCCGCCATAGCCACCACTTCCAGCAGGGTGAGAATTTCCTGTGCCTCCTCCACCGCCTCCAGCTTGAAGGTAACAACCAATTTTTGTTGCTGATGGTGATGCAGCATAGTTTCCGCTTGCGCTGCCTTGTAAAAAACCTGCAGCATTCCAAATCCATCCTCCGCCTCCAGCAGAACCTGATGAAGCAGCCGTCACTCTTCCTTGTGCATCAACTGTAATTGATGCAAGAGTATAAGATGCTGCTGTTACAGCAGTATCCGCTAATTGATCTGGTCCTACAGCATCATTTGCAATTTTAGCACTAGTAACTTGAAGCGCTGAAATTTTAGCTGTAGTAATTGCATCATCTGGAATTTTAGCTGTAGTAACTTGGTTCGCAGAAATAGCTGCAGTTAAAACTGCATTATCATCAATTTTAGCACTNGTAATGGCATCGTCAGCAATTTGTGCACTACCAACTGTTCCACCTAAAGTATCTAAAGATATTTCTTTTAAATTTGTTCCATCTGCATAAGCAGCATAAATTTTTGCTGCATCTAAAGTAAAGCCAGTTCCTGATGCAGTTTTAATTGTAAGATTAGCTGGATTACTTAATCCTGTTGCATCAAAAATATAAAATTTTTCTATTCCATCAGGTATAGTACAAATTGTACTTGCAGCAATAGAAGCAGTAGCAAATTTAATAACCATATTTCTTGCATTTGATAAAGCTTCTTGCGTCATTGCTAACGCTAAAGTTCCACCACTTGAAAGTGTTACTTGTTCATAACCTGCAACTGCTTGTTGAATTAAGTTTAAGTTTGTATTTGTTTTATCTCCCCATGTACCAGCGTTTTCGCCAGTCACCATTAGTTCGAGTTTTAAATCTGTTGAATATGCCGATGTCATAAATTTTTTCTCTCCTAAATAATTATAATTTTACCTTAATCAAGCTGCTAAATCAACCTCTGTCCATACATTGTTTACATTAGGGTCAATTTCAGCCCATGCGGTAATGCCTACACTTCCTACAGAAATAGTAGCAGAATTACCTGTTACAGGTACCACTCCTGATCCTGTAATAGTTACTGAACCGATTGAAGAACTAAGAGCTACTCCTGTTACATCATATGCCGATTCTTCTACAGTATTACCTAAAGAACCAGTTAAAAGTTGGCCTGTTACAGGTTCTACTGTACTTTGAATTAAAGTAATAAAACCTAAAGCTGTTGTAGAACGAATACCCGTTACATCAACTGCTGTTAAATTTTCGGGAACTACTACTCCTACTGAACTTGATAATTGTATACCCGTTACATCAACCGTGGCTGCTCCACTTAAAGATACACTACCAATACTAGTAGTTAATTCGTGTTCGGTAGCATTAACAAAAATATCTTGGTCAATTTGTAAAGAAAAAGTTCCTAAAGTTAAAGCTAACGCTTGGCCTGTTACATCAACCGTTACATCAGTAGTGACCGCTTCATTTCCAAGAGAAGAAGTTAAAGATAGACCTGTAACACTAACTGAATAATTATCGCCCCAAGCAAAACTACCCCAAGTTTCTCTACCCCAACCTTCACCAGTTAATAAACCTTCATCAATGGTTGCAGTCCCAATACTTGTGGTTAAAGATTGTCCTGTAACATCAACACCAATACCTACAGTTTCATTACCTATACTTGTGGTTAAACTTTGTCCTACTGGGAATGCATCATAAGAAATTCCTGCAACAATACCTGCATTGGTAACTGTTAAAGCTTGTCCTGTAACCGATACATTTGCATCTCCTGATACTGATTGAAGTGTTCCTATACTTAATGTTGCAGCAATTCCTGTAACATCTTGGTAAACACCTGATAATTCACCCCAAGCATTTTCACCCCAAGTGTCTCCACCCCAACCTATATTTACATCTGAATCAATATATACAGTCCCAGTAGTTGTAGTTACTGAAACGCTACTTAGGGTAACAGAAAGATCACCTAATGATCCCCAGTTTTGAAAACCCCATGTTTGTGCACCCCAAGTAGCTGCCATTTCATTTTATTCCCTATGCAATTCTTAATATTGCAGCCGAAGTAGTATAAGCTGGAAATTGAATAGTAAATGTTCCTGCTGTTGCTGTTTTATCTCCACCAAAATCCAATACTGCTACAGCTGGATCGTTACTTGCTGTATCATTGTAAATTAATGCGCCTCTAGCTGTTAAAGTAACTCCTGTAAAAGATAAGTTACTAAAATCAGTAATAGCCACTCCAGTACCAACTGAAGTTCCTGAATTAACTAAAGCTTTTCCACCTGCAGTATATCCTGATGGTGAAGTTACTTCGTTTCCTGTAGTATAAGAAGTTGTACTTGCTCCTAAAGTTGCCGAGTTTGTATACATTGAAAGTTTGAATGTATTTCCACCTGGATTACTAAAATTGTGTACTGCTTCTAGCAATTGCTTTTTAAAAGAATTAGCGATTGCGTTTGTTGTTATTGCCATAATTGTCCTCCTTTATAATTTTATTTGGTCAATTTGTTCGGTGATGGTGAAGGCACCACAACACGTGGTACACCATCCTCAAATTCTGCACGTCTTCTTCTCCCCATTTGTTGAAGAGCAAAATTCTGTACTTCTTCATCATACTTTGTTTTATAGAGATTGTATATATTCTCTGGTCCTTTTAAGTATCTTAAAGCTTCAGCTAAAACCCCATGTAATAGCATGGCTTCTTGATAAGTAGATATATAAGTATCCGTAGTTGAAGTAAATTGTGGGGGATCTTTAATAAAGTTCAATTGAACTTGATATGCAGAATCAGGTGTAGGGGCTACTAAAATAATATTACCTTGTTGAACATTATCTTCCCAATTAGCCCAATATTTAGGAAGTCCTGTAGCACCATCGTTGTTATATTCTGAAATAAAACTTGTATCTCTTTTTTCTAAAAAAGTTCTTTCTCCACTATTAATTGCTTGAACCGATCTTACAATCATACAATCAGCAGGTAAACTTACATATCGATTACTTGCAGTAAAATTAGAAAGAGAGTATTTTCGTAAATCATCATAATCAACTTTTCCTGCTAAGTCTAATTCTACATTTCTTATAAAATCTTGAATGATAGCATCAGTTAAAACATTACTACTTACCTCAGTATAGTTTCTTACTTGTGTTAAAAAATTTGAATAAGTTATTGCCATTATGATATTACCACGGTTACAGCAGATGCTGATACTTTTAATTGTCTTCTTTTATTTTGTAATGATGGATCTGCAGGAGTCATTGCAGAAGTTCCTTGAGTTAAAAAAGCAAATTGACCTGGTAAAGTTAAATCTGCTGTTATCATTCCTTGTCCACCAGATGATGCTAATATTCCACTTACATCTTTTAATTGTTGAAAATCTTGTGATCTTGGATTTTGTAAAGCTACCGGATCCGCTTTATGATAAGGTGGATCTATTTGGGGTTGTTTAGGTTCATATTCTGAAATATGAACTAAAGCTCCTGTCCATTCCTTAACCATTTCTTGATAAGGAAATGCCTGTCCCGATCTGTCCGAAATTGCTAATGATCGTTTACCGCTTGCCCAAGACATTATATTCCTTTCCTATTAAAAAACCAATTCCAAAACTAATTCCAATAACTGTGCAAATAGCTAATATATGATATATCCAAAACATTATACTCCATCTCCAAAATAAGCTTGAGGGGAAATATATACAGAAGTTCTTGAACCATCTTCATTCAATGCTCTTAATAATTCATCCTCATATAATTGTTTTAAAAGTTGTATTCTATCAGGTGCTTTTTTTTGTGATAAATAATAAGCTAATCCAGCACACATACATGGTATAAATCTATACGGTGTATCAGGTGTATTAGTAAATTTACCAACATCTTCAATTCTATTAATAGAATAATATTTTAAAGTAGTATAAGTAGAAATGTCAGGTGCTAAATATAAACTAATAGTTGGTTGAGTAAATCTTTGTACAAAAAATTGAGAAGGTTGTCCTACTTGTAATTTTTTAGGTAAAGCTGCATAAGCAGATCTATCTATTTTAGTTAAAGCAATATCTTGTGTATCAGCAGTTCCTTGCCCTGATATATTTTGTACAGGGACACCTGCTGAATGTGCAACTGCTGTAGATCCAAGAGCTCCTCTAGTTACACCTGTTAAAGTATGTGTACTTTTACCTGTGTAAGTCATCGTCTCTAAACCAATTTGAATAGTTCCACTTACTGCAAAAGAAGAGCCATCAGTTAAAATAACTGAAGTAGCTGATGAAGTTAAGGCAGTATTAAGAGTTCCATTAGCTGCACCTGTTGAAGAGATGTATGCTTCCATAACATCACTTACTTGAAGTGGAACAGAATAAGTGGCAACACCTGATTGCAAAGTAATTTGATTAAGTTCAACTTTCCAGAGATGAATACCTCTGTTTCCCCATTCAGAAAATAAAAGATTTAAACTTCTTCTAGCACTTCTAATATCATGACCACTGTTTGTTCGCATACCACATCTTTCGTATGCTTCTTCAATTATATCATCGATCTGTAGATCGAATGCAGTAGTTCCTGATGTTGCCATAATTCATTATATTAAATCTTTGATATAATCTCCGCCTTTTTGAACATAAGTTTGTCCTGGTTGTAAAGATTCATCTTGTAGTCCTGTACCAGAAGTTCTCGCTGCACCAAAACCTTGAGTTGAAGGTCTATTTACCATTGTACCTGTACGAGCTTTTACTACTTTTTTCTTCCAGTCTTTTCCTCTTCTACCGTACTTACCATAAGACTCATTTCTACTTGCAACAAGTTGTGCTTTAGTTCTTTTCTTTTTTCTTCTCATTGCAATAGATTCATCTTCTCTAGCATAGTAACCTTGTTTAGCTTTTTTAATCTCTTTTACTACTCTTTTTTTTTCAGCTCTAAGGTTTCTTTTGCCTTTTTTAGTGTAAGCTTTTTCTGAATCTACACGACCTAGTTCTTCTAGTCTATTCATTCTTCTTGTATTTGCCATGTTATTTCTCCTTAATTTTACTCTTATAATATCATTCTAATAGAGTAGAGTAAATCACCTCCACATTAGAATATTCCTTTAAAGGAAGTACCTTTAATTGCTACTCCCGATCCTCGAACTCTTGCTTCACCACCATGGCTAAAAGTTTTTGTAAAACTAATACCTAGGTTTTTACTTTTACCTGTTTTAGAGCCTTCAACACTAAAAGCGCTTTTATTACCATGTTTTGTAATTTTTAAACCTAAAGTACTATTAAGATTTTGTTTACTATCTTTTAGGTAAGGTTTTGAAGCACTTCCTGTTACGCTAGTTTTTCCTTTTGAAAAAGTTATACTTCCACTAGGTTCATTTACATACTCATCCGTATAAACTCCTGCACCACCACTTACTGTAATACCTTTCGCTTTTTTCTTTAAATAATCAGGTAATATTTTAATTTTTTTACCCATTAAATTATGTCTTCTACATATT